TACACTTAACATAGCTTTAATATACTCTTGGCTATGCCTGATAAACGCACCCTTGTTTTTCTCTATAAGGTCTGTGCCTAGCATCCATATCAGTGAGGTGTCAGATAACAACCCAAGGGGATGCATCCCAAATAAGCACACAAATTCACCATCTGCATAGATGGCCCACTTGTACTTTGATTTGTTGAAAGATAGTTGAATGGCTTGCGTATAATTGCCATGTGAAGCTTCAAGCTCTTGCTTATCATCATGGCGAATGTTGGCAATCAGTAAATCAACATCAACTTGCGTAGGCACTCGCAACTCTACCTTGACAGAATCTTTACCCACCTAGTGCCACTTCCATCACCATGCTCAATACCGTAACCGGCAATGGGTCAGTTTGTTGTATAACAATCTGCCCACTACTATTCCAATCTGGCTTAACTGCTATATCAAGCTCATCAGTTACCCATGAAGGCGGTGATCCGTATGGCTCTGTTGTTCTTTGTTTTAATTGAACTAGATTGTCGGTATCGTAACCAACCATTACGCCGCTAGTGCGATATACGCGCAATAGCGTTCTGTTGATATTCTTAATCATGCCCTGACCAAGCGCAGGCCCTTCAAAGCTAACTGGCAAAGTCTTAATGCGAGAAGTGATAGCCAAGCCTATATGCACCAATGTTGCTGATTGTGGCAAGGTGATTTGACCATTGGAAACAGTTAAACCCTTGACTACTGAGCCATTGGATAAAGCCACTACGGCCTTACCTTCAAGATGATGCAATCCCTTAATCACGGTAGCTGCTGTGCCGCTATAGGTGAGACCAGAATCAACGATAAAGCTATCTTCTAGCGTGTCTATAATGCGATCAGCCAAGCGCTCTACATAACGCACTACTTCACTATCAACAGTGCGCTTAACCGTAACGTATAACACGTCACGTCCATTTTCATTGACTGCAGCAATAGATTCAAATAGCCCATCTGTTTCATGCTGATGCCATGCGAATACCTTTTGCTCAGGCATGTAAGTAATACCAAGCAATTTACCATCATCACGCACTACCCATACAATAGGCACGGGTGTTCTGGTTAAGCACATATCGACTATGGTATAGCCATCGAATAAATGCGGCGCAATCAGCGATAGGTCATTAGATTTAAAGCCGTTCGCCTCAAAGTTATAGGCTAAATCATGCAAACGGCCAGACTGCGCACGCACATAAATGCCACTATTATTCACCACAACTGGCTGAACATCGGTGCATCCGTTGTAAGACTGTGGACGCACGGTAACGGATGAAGGCGTTAATGCGTCACTATTCTGCGTACTGATTTTCCACTCGCCACCGCTGGTTAGTATCAATAGCTCGGTTAATGGCACAATATTGCGAATACGTTGCACTTCACGCGATACTATACGCAAAGCGATAGCATCATCATCTTGGGTCGGAATTGAATAGTTTAGGTTGGATTCTGTAGCTGATCTAGTCATCCATAAGTTCTGTGGCTTATTATTGGTGCCACCAAAACATCTGCGCTGCTCAAAGTAAGATACTGCGCCTGGGTAATTATTAGAACTACTAAACGGATTCTCTGCTTCTGGTGGCGTGCGCGTCACATCTGAAATAATGTTGTCATCCACAAAGCTTGTGCCAGATGCTTGCCCGATATAGCCGAATAGACCGTTTTTCTCTTTGTAAACGTTGTATCTGATCGCGCCAGTAACTGCCACCCATGAAACTGTGTTTTTATTGCCAGAAGTGGCGAGATTGTTGGTTACATCATCGGCGGCTGATGCTACCGATTCTTCCAACGTTTCATCTGAGATTGCAGTTACTACGTAGTTATAAGTGATAGAGCCAGTGCCAGTAGTAGCGGTAGCCGTTATCCCTGTAGGCGCACTAATGCTAGGGATAAAGCTAATATTTGCCAGCGTGAAGGTGGTGGCGGTTGTTCTATCAAGCTCAGCAGGTGGGTAACTTGGATGCACTAAGGTTAAAGTATCAGCCGATTGCACGTAATGGATGTTGAATAGGTCGGCTTCAAGGTAAGGTGATGCAATCTCATACACCTCAGCCATAGTGCCGCCAGAGGTATAAGTGGTAAAGCTGGTAGTATTAATATAGTTGCCGCGCAAATCTTTAAGTTTGAACGTATTAGCACCTGCATTTACATCAGAAACGACCACATAGCGACCGTTCAACTCCGTCATGCCGCCTATGCCTGATAGATAAAACCATGTTCCATTAGCTGGGTCTGCGCCTACATAGGTGAGCACGCCCTCAGTGGCTTTAGTAATGGCAGAAATGTTCTGTCCTGTTTTCAGCAAAGTACCGCCATTAGTATGAAAGCGTATGTACTGATTGCCAAACTCTAATATGTAGGTCTGTTCTGTGCTGAATGCAAACTCAATCAGGTTGGCTTTCTTATCCTGATACTTGGTTTGCAGAATGTAGCTAAAGCCTGAGCGATTCTGCGCTGGACCATGTGGCAGCACAACAAAGTTTAAGCATTCAGCTAAGCCGGACTGATATTTATCTAGGTCAATGCGACCAAATAGTTCAGGTGCAATTTCACCGCCAACAAAACTACGTTGTATGGTTTTGGTTGATGGCATAGCTAATCTCTTAAAATGCGACCATTCGCGTCATAAATACTGCGCTGGTCTGATACACCATAGGATTGCACCCAAGATGGTACGTGTGATTTCTGTGCATCATAATTACGTGCTGCCGCATCTTTACCTGCAGCTACGTTCATCATCTGCATGGCTTTGTTATACATGGCATCTGCGATTTTCAAGCCAGTATCGCCTTTAATTAATGGACCAGCCAAGAAGCTAGCTAACAGATAAGATAGCGTATTGATAAATAGTGGCGTGTACTTGGTGGTGTCAGTTATCAGCGCAATGTATTTAAGCGTTGCGTTTTCAATATTTGTGAATAAGATTAACTGCCCGGCCTCGTTGGTTTCAATAATGAATGGTTGCTGATCTGCTTCGCTCGTAGATTGCTCAGGATAGATAGACAAGGCGCGGATGTAATTAGACGGAATTGCATAGGCAAAATGCCACGCATCAGGCGCTACATCAGACGTTTCTGCCAGTGAAATACGTTTTGTAGCGAAGTTCCATGGGTGCAATTCAAGCAGTGTATCGCGCGCAATTGGATAAAAGCGTTTAGCTTGCTCTGCCTGCGCAGAACCCTCGGGGGGGTCTATGCTGGTAACAGTAGCAGAATCACCTAGCTTACCTAGCGAGAGATTAACAATATCAACAACTGAGGCCATGACTACCCCTAAACAAAAAACCAAGACAAATAAGATAGAAACACGCTAATCACCATTACCGCGCCAAGTATCTTATTTGCCAATGGGACTAATTCGCCATCTGTGCCACATCGGATTGATTCAAGAGCATAGGCAGAAGCCATGCTGATAATCGCCAACGCAACGCCAACCTTGTTGATTGAAAATAGATTTAATAACAAGGCCCAATTAACTAAAAAGTAGCCGATTACAACGCCATTGATATAATTGATATTCATTGCATGCCTCTCGTTGATATTCTTGCAAGAGAATCTCTATGAAATCTCCTTGCAAGAAGGGCTAATGAAAGCCCTTCTTTATTTAGCTACCTGCTGATTCGTCACCGCCAGTTGTACTTTTCGATGCTTTAGCTTCTGCAATAGCGCCTTCTAGCTTTGTGATGCCCCAATTGCGTGACACACCTTCAATCCCCAGCTCTTTTGCTTCTGCGATTAAGGCATCCTTCAGTTCTGATTCGTCACCGCCAGTTGTATCAGTTTTAGCCGGCACATCTTTCAGCACCTTCATCCACTTACCAACTTTAATGTTGTCAGGGATAACGAAAACAGAACCTGCACGGCGGCGCACGCCATCGTAAAACCCTTGCGTTAATGCTTCTACTTTTTTAGGCATCATCTACCCCTTAAATAGCGTTAGCGTATGACTTCCACTTTTGAACATCAGTGGTTAGGAACGCATTAATCTTACCGGCTGTAATAGCTGCCGTACCTGTTACCTGCAAGATGCCTAAGTAACGCTCGTAAGCGTTACCCTCTAGCGCTAATGGCACCGCAAATAAAACAACACCTGGAATCAATGTTGTGGTGTCTGTGGTTGAGCTGGTAGGGAATGCAGGCGAAGTGTTATGCACTGTTGCTGAGCCGTCAGTAGCAATTGCCGCTTGCGCGTCAGAAGCCACGACAAACTGCACCGTACCAGCAGAGCCAGCCTCAATGCCTGTATCTACTGTAATCACTAGATATAATTGCTGGCCGTTACCTATGTCTCGCGCTACAGACAAATCAATCTGATTGCCAACTAGGTAAGTACCTGCTGCGCCAGTGTTAAGGCTGACTGCATCAGCAAGCTCTGTTCTTTGGTCTAAAATCATGATAAATCCTCTCTATTTAGCTAGCTACAAAACGCCAGCTTCTGTGTTAGTGATCGCATCGCAACGGCGGAATGGGATGCCTTCAAACATAGTCACGTGTTTGCCGCCTACTGTTTCCATCGTTAAGGTTGATGCCGCCACCTTGTTAGCGATTTGGCGCTTCAAGAAGCTCATTGTGTTGCGATTGCCATAGAACACTGGACGGCAGCCGTTCAATGATGGCAACAACTCAGTGGATTGTGATAACAGATCAATCAAGTCAGGGCCTGCTGATGCATTCTTGGTCAAATCTTCGGCATTGAAGTTAATGCGAACCACGTAGCGCCAGTCACGTACAGATAAGCCGCAATCCCAACGGTAGTGAGAACGGTAGCCTTGCATACGGCCGCCGTTACCGTCCACATTTTCGATAGTGACTTCGCCTAAGTCTTGCATTTTCAAGCCAGCTACTGAGCCTTTAGGGAAAATGCCGTGAACAGTGTTAACGCCCCAACCTACCAGCCAGATAGATGAGTTATCTGTACCGTCTGGTGCCGCTACATCACCTAAGATGTTTTCGCCGTTCTGTGCTGACTTGCTGTTATAACGTGCAGCCAAACCTACGAACTCTTCCGGCGCATTCGCGTCACCGTAAATTAGCGTAGAAGCGAACTCTTGGTTCATGCCTTCAATGTGCGCCAAATCTTCCGACATACGGAATGATGCGGTATTGCCGTTTAGGTCAGCCAAGGCTTTATCTACCTCAGCGTAAGCTTCCAACATACCGCAAGCATCTGTTACTTGTACGGTTGTTGATTTGGTAGGTTGCACACCGCCGTACAATTTACGCCATGTAGGTGCCGGCAAGCCTGTACGAATAGTTGTGCGATGGCCTGTAGGTAAGTTACCTTCTTGCCACACCATGTCTTCTAGGATAGGGTTTTGCTGGTTAAGAATTTCGACAATCGTTGCAATTTTGTCGTCAGGGTCTAAACGTTTTGTAAAGTCTAGAAGCGTTGGGTGAATTGTGCTTAATGCAGCCATGATTATTACCTCTCTTTATTTCATATTTGGGAACATAACGCTTGCGGCATCTTTTGTTTCTTTAGATGAACCGTTGCTAACCACAAGCACGTCATTACTTACCGACTTACCAATGTTGTAAAAAGCCTTCACGATCGCCGGGTGGTTTCCAAAGCCTGTTGATTGCAGTAAATCCTTAAGGTCTTGACCGCCAAACTTATCAAGCGCCTGTTTAGCTAATGAAATGTTCTGCTCGAACTTCTCACCGCCAATATCTTTATCTGCCTTCACATCCTCTGCCCATTGATCTACTTGCGCCTGCCATTGGTCTGCTTGTTGCTGTTGCATCTTTACGCCCAAATCAGCGAATTTCTGCGCAGCTTCTTTGCTTAAACCATTCTCTTTCGCAAGTGCTTTTAAATCGCCAGTGAGTTCCTCATTCGCGGTAAAGCCGTCAGGTAAAGTGAATTCGTAATCAACATCTGCTGGCTGGGTCTCAGCCGTTGAATCTTCACTCTTTGAATCATCTGCCTGCGTGTCGGTAGTTGCAGTAGATGTATCGGCTTGTGCTTCTGTGGTCTGCACGGTTGTAACTTCTGCATTAGCATCAGTGTTGGTGTCACCCTGAACTGTTGCCGTATCTTCAGTTGCCATCTTGTTTAAACTCCTTTAGTAAATTGGCGTAGCTGTCAGGTGATACTGCTTGCACTTCTGCAATCACGTACTGCCCAACATTCATCTCGCCACAACGAAAATACGTTTCACTGTTGCCAGTAAATGGGTTGCGGTACACGCCAGTTTTTGCCAGTAAGCGGTTGATTACTCTGCGTCCGCGCTTATCACCCAACACAAATCTCAAATCCTCAAGCTCTTTCAAGCGCTTGTTTTTCTGCTCTTTGTCGTTGTCATCGGCTGAATCAGCGCTTAATGGGTCGTAGTCTTGCTTGCTCATGACTAAAGAATAAAGCCAATAAAAAAAGGTAAACGCACCCCTATAGGCGTAAAAAAAGCCCACCGAAGTGAGCTTTATTTATTCCAACTTGCACTAAACAAGTTTTCGATAAAAGAATGTGACGTTTAATGTGCCGCCGATGGTGGCGTGCAACCCACCCTCACCGTTGGCAGGAAATGTATGGAAGCCTACCGCTGGCGTGATTGTTCCATTCAATACAGTGCCGGATGCGCCACCGCTTCTAAATACCAAAGTTCCTGCTGTTGTGCTGTTGACATAGAAGCCAAGCAATTCAGAATGCACAGTAGAAATATCACCTGTTGCTGTTAAGTTAGTAGATAAAGCCATGTTATTCCCCTCGTTATGTTGTGTAGCCAGTCAAGCCTTGCATTACATCTGCTAAAGCATTGCTGTTGCCTGCGTCTGTTTCAATGCTTCCAATCTTGGCTGCAGCATCTGCCATTGGTTGCATCATTGCCATTTGCTTCTCTTGTGCCATTTGCTCTTGCCTGCTCTTGCGAATGATTGCCACTTTATCGTCAGCAACCAAAACGCTTGGATCAACACCCAAGCGCTGTGCATATACGTCTGCAAACTGGTCTGCATCGAACTTATCCAATACGTCAGGTTTCATGCCGGCAATTGAACCTATGGTCATCGCGTAGCGGTCTAATGAGCCTAAGCCTACTAACTGCTGCGCTTGGGCTAATGTGGAAACAAAATCTACTTGCAGATTCTGCCCTGATAACTCTTGCGGTGCTGGCGGCAAGATTCCTGCTTGCACCATGCGCGCAAAGGTAATATCAATGAGAGGATTAAGCATCTCGTTATGCAAACGCTCTAACACTGGCCCCACCATCAGCATTTTCTCTTCGTGGCGCTCAGCTACTTCTGTCGCGGTAATGCCTGAACGGTTGTCATTAGCCAGCATCAGGAATAGATCAGCATAGAATGCTTGGTCGATTCTTCGCTCTGTACGGTCAATATCTTGCATCAAGTATTGTTGGTTTAAGTTAACTTCAAACTGCGCTTTGATGCCGCCATTCTGTGAGCTACTATCGTAATAAGCCACACCACCAGGCAAGCTGTTGATTTCTTGCCCCTTCATGTTGATTGGTATTTGAATAGGCGGCTTAGTCTGATAGTCAATGCACTGAGCATTACGCAGCTCTTTATGCTGTAATGACTTCACATCGCCTAATGCTTCCATGCCAGGTGAGCTTCCATACACATCACCTTGCAATACCATCCAGCGAGGGGCTAAGCCAGGGAACTCATCAAAACCTGATTCACGTAGTAACTTGCTGCCATCTGCTGCCGCTTCAAAATAAATAGACTTGAATGCTTTATTCTTCGCGTCTTTCTTACCGTGCTCGCGGTCGTAACGTGGCTCTACGCAATGAATCACTGTCACCCACTGATCAAGATTACCTGAATCGTACTTGTTGATGACGTTGGCGCTGACTTTATCTTTCCCAAACTCTTGAACCACCTGGCTAACAGTCATTGGTATTTCACGGTAAACGGTTTTAACCTGCTGATTAGAATCAATGGCTAAAGCGTACTCGCCTACAGTCATAGGGAAATGACGCAACACATCATCAAAATTAGGTGAAACAAAGGTAAATGCCGTGCCGTACGCACCTAACTCAAGATACATTTGATGCAATGAATTATAGGTGTTTGAGCGCGCAAATATCTCGCGCATAATGCGTGAGGTCTTATCAAGCCATGCACGGACCGGCTCAAATTCCATTAAATCAGTATCAGGCGTGGCCAATCTAAACCACGGCCGAGCCGGTGAAGTCATACCGGCCATCATGCCTGAAGCTAGCGTGTTTAATGCGCGTGTTGCTTTTGAGTTGATGATGTTGTTATGCTTCTTTTTGCCGTTGTTGCGATCAGTTTCAAAGAATCGCCCAGTGCGCGGCATGATGTGGTCGCTAATCTCGCGCCAATGCGATAGGTAGCTACTACGCTCATTCCATAGCGACTGCTTACGTTTAAGGTATCGCTCGCGTGGTGTCTCTTGCATTATAGTAATGTCCTTCTTTGAGCGTTTTGGCGAATAGTTCCAGATGCCGTGCCTGATTGATTGCCTAATCTCAGATTGTCAGCATACTTGGCTTGCTGTGTAGCTAGGCGCATATAGCCTAAGTCGTTACCGAACACCGCTAGAGGCGCGCCGCCCTCATCACGAAAGCTAATGTCGTAGTTTTCACCTAACGCTTTGCTTGTTTGGCCAGAGAGTGATGATGCGTCTAGTTGAATTCCGCCAATATCCACCCATACGCCTGGCGCATCTTGCTTCTTACCGAACTCAAGCTTCGGTGTATCTTTGAATCCAGCAATATTCCTTGGGGTGTTGCCAACCTCTGGGATAAAGCCTTGTAGTTTTCCGTTACGGTACTGGAACTTCTCGACTGAATCGCCTAATGAAGTGCCTTGCTTCATGGATGTGTAGTAGTTATCCACTGGGCTTCTGGCTTTAGTGTATTGGCTCAATGCATTATTGTAAGAATCAAGATTGATGGTCATACCACCTGGCAAGCCCTCGCCAACTATATTGCCTTTTTCATCCCATTTATAAGCCATGATTAAGCCCCTAGAAGGGTACTCGCGCCTAATTGGCCTTGCGGCACAGCATCACCATTTGCGCCAGTTAAATAAGTACCTGAATTGCCTGAGTTAGCAGATGAGCGTGAGCCTGCAATATTCTTACGCTTAAATGTTTCCTGATCTGGCGCTTTCTCAGCTTGAGGTGGCACAATCGGCGGCGGTGCCTTTGGTATTTTTGGTGTACTTCCTAATCCACACATGGCAAAACTCCTATGACGTTATGTGTGGATTTTATGGCTGACTAGGAAATGCTAACGCACCCTAATAATTGGATAGTGGGTCGTACTCTCGATTGTTATTATTGACTGCGCCATGTGCGAACTTCTCAATAGCGCTACGTGGTTTCTTCACTACTGGCATAGCAAAGCTTAATACTAGCGAATCAGCCTTGTTTGGTGATGGCTGTCCTCGCTTCTTCATATCTTTCTTAGATTCAATCTGAATTTTACCGTCTAATCTAGGCACGGTTTCAGGACCGATCAATTCACGGTAAAGCTCTTGGTCATTTGGTATTGCGCCACCTTCTTTCAACCAATCACGTGCGAGCTTCCACATTTCGGCACGCTTATTCAAGCATCCTGCATCACCTGATTCACCACTAAACCACACAATTTGCCATGATCTGCCCATCGTTCTACCTGCTGAGATAATGCCAGTACCATAGCCACCATCCACAAACACGGCATCAGCCTGATGTTGGTCTTCTAGCTGAGCTATGATGTTAGCCACATAAATATCATTGTCATTCTTAGGCATGGTCCTGAGTATTTCAAACTTAAGACCTTGCCGCATAGATATAACAAGCGTATCGTCACCTTCCCACGCAGGATCACAGGTAATAATGCGAGGTGCAAAATCGTATTGGTCTTTGCGTAAGTGCTTATTGAAAGCATTATCAGCATCATTAGTTGAAATGAATTGCTTGAGTGATAGTGAAGGGAACATGCCACGCACGCGCACCTTTACAAAGTCGCTATTCTCGCCATAATCTTCCACCCATTCAGCAATCAGTTTCTTATTAGTAAGCTTTACTGTACGTGAATCTACTTGGCGCGTGTTCCATCGAGTGCGCTGTCCATTAAAGCAACTATGGAACTTACCGCTGTTACGTGTTGGATTGCCGAAAGCAAACACCATGGGTTCACCATCGGTTAAGCCACCCTCTGCCACTTCCCAAATTACATCAGGCACAGCAGAAGCTTCATCGAAGATATAAAATGAGGTAGAGTTAGCCGCATGCTGTCCAGCAAATGATTCTGAGTTTTCTTCACGGCAAGTTTGCGCAGAGCAAAACCATGATTCAGGGGCTTCTTTGTGATATAGCTTAGTGGTGTTTATTTCAAACCAGTGAGCAGTGATGGATAGCTTTACCCATTTCTGAATTTGCGCCCATGTTTTAGTTTCAAGCTGTGCGCCAGTGTTTGCAGTCACAGTGCCTTGCGCATAAGGCCTGGTTGACATAATCCATGATACTAACCAGCCAGTCATTGCCGATTTACCAATACCGTGGCCTGAGCTTACCGCCTCACGAATCGCATCAACGGCATTAACACCATCAAATCCATGTGCTTTGACTTGCTTGCTGATGTTATCAAGAAACTCACATGCCCATACATCAGGGCCATATTTACACTTGAATCTCGATTTGTATGGTTCTTCAAGCTCAACCAATTGCAATGCAGGGTTACTATCCCACGGAAATGCAAATATCACGTAGCCTAATGCATCGTCATAATACTTGCCTATCTCTCGCGCCAAATCAACATCTGCCTTACTGAACACGCGCTCTCGCTTTCGATATAGCCTCGGCTAAGCTGATCTCACCTGATAACTCCATCTTTTCAGTGAATAGCTTGTGATGTTTACCTAAAAGCTCAAGCGCACCTTTTGCGCCAGCAGGCTCAAACACTTTGCCTGTAGTTTCAACTGGCATCATATCGCCATCACCAACTTTAAGCATGATAGTTCTAGTAACTGCCACTCTTCCAAGACACATATCACGAAGCATAGCTAAGTCTTTAATCACCTGGTCAGCAGAAGTGTCTAGCTTTTCAATGCGTTCATCCATTGCTTTTTTAATCGCATCTGCAATAACAGGTTTTGAAAGGTTCTCTGTTGAAATTTGTTGCGCTGTCTTTTTACTATATCCAGCACGTATAGCTGCCTGAGTAGCATTTAAATCTATCAAATATTCTTTAACGAACAATTCTTGCTTCTTTGTTAATTTATTCATTTGCACGTCTCTTTCTAAGCACAAACATAACCGTATGTAACGTAACCCCTGTTATCAATGCAAATGGCATTGTGTACTGAAAATAGAAATTATGGTCTTTTGTCTCTCTTTCTATCTTTAGCCATTTCATATTGACTTGGTTAAGCGTGTATGATGAAACACAGATTAAGCCGAAGAGGTAGTGTCTAACGCAGATACCACCAATAATATTTGTAGTATCTTTCATATTAAAGCCAATGGTTTCATACGCTTATTCATATCAATGATTGCTGCTAACAAACCTAATGGCGAAAGCTCTTGAATTGGCGTACCCATGTAAGTGATAACCTCACCGGACTCTTGGTAATCTTGAATAGTTTTTTTGTAAAGAAAAGTCTGCTGCTGTGATTCAGTCTTATTTTCTTGAGTTAAAACATATTCCATGATTGCATTAGTGAAGCTAATAACGTTATCTGTGCAACCACCATAATCTGAGACAAGGCAATCATCTTTGCTCAGGTCTTTATCAGCAATTCCGTGAAGTAACGCCAGCTCAAATATTTTTTCTCGCTTCATATAAATCCTTTTTAATTGCACCAAGTTCGATAACTTAATATATCACGGACAGTTCTAATGCTAACCTTAGCAAGCTTTGATAATCGCTTATATCCCCACTGGAAAACCTCATGAAGATGCCTAAGCATATCTACCTGATTTGAAGTTAACTTGTGCTTGTGATGTGATTCACCGTATCTTGAATTTTTCATGCTATTAACTCCTTAACCTATCAGGCAAAATTACCTCATACCCACTAAACACCATTTCATGCGCAAACTTCTTTGTGCCACCTGGCAAATGTACTAAGTAGCCTTGATTCTTAATCACGGTATAACAGCACTTCATTCCATTAACAGTGATGATTTCTGAATCATTCCAGCTTGATGTTCTGTCTGCAAAAATGGCTTCTAAGTCTTTAGTCATCTAAAGCATCCCCATCGTTGAACCAATGTAAACCTTCGGTGCCTTTAACTCCCGTCTGCGCAATGCATCATTCTGTGCATGCAGTTCAATCAATCGCTTATTACTGTTTGGCTGCACAATCATGTTTGGCGACCACTTTTGCTCAACAACGGCCTCAACCTTTACCGTTGCTTTCTTTTCAGACGATCTAACGCGCTTTCCTAGTCCACCTGGCGGCACAACATCGACTAGCGCCTCGTATCTCAATGGCTTGCTGCCTATTTTGAATTTTCTTGCAAAGCCGCCATTAACTAGACGCTCTAACTGTTCGCGGATATTTCTATCGTCTAAGCCTAATATGTCGCCTACTTGTCTGCTTGTTTTTGGCTTGCTGATAAGCACCAGTAGTTGGTTGTATCTGTCATAGTCAAAATCTTTTGCCATTACGCTGCTAACCTTTCTTGTTTTTCTTGGCTCAGTTCAATTACTGTTGCGCTTTGTGATTTGTTATAGCCGCGCTTGATTGTGATTGGCTCAAATAGCTTGTCATCAACGCCAATTGCACGCGATACGCCATCAATCTTGCTCTTTACGCATGCCAGTAAGTTGTCTAGGTCTCTATGGCGCTTATCGCTTTGCACAAAGGTAATAGTTAGCGCAATCTTGTCATCACGGAACTTTTGCCCGGTCATTGCCATTTTTGTGCGATAAAACGCTTCGCTGAATGCACTGTCTTTTGCGCCTTTGGTTGCGCCCCAATGTCTGCCGTTTTTACGGTTAGGCATTAGTGACATATCTGGATAGGCAAGCTCAATAATCACATCAATCCTTTTTCTTTTAACTTAATCTGTGTTTCGATCACGCCTTCTAAGTGAGCGAGTTTTAATTCTGTTTTGCTGTAATTTGTCTTAACTCTTCCGTCCACTGCGTCATGGCAACATGAACAAGCGTAAGCGCCGAACTGATCTGCCACCTTGATTCCTACGCCATGCCCAAAACGCACACCATTCAAATGCGCCAATACAACTGTTTCAGGGTTGCGATTGCAAATGCCACCTAAACGGATGGTGCAATCTTCACCACGAGCGCTTTTTGTTATCTCGCTCATGCAAACCTCAACATCTTCTCAACTACGTTATTAACCTCTTCGCGGCCTGCGTATGTGCTCAAAACATCAGCAAGCAATACATCAAGGCAACGGTTGTAAACTTCTTCAAATTCTGGTTGCTCCATCCGTGCAAAGCTGATTGATTTAGGTTCTAGCCTTAAGCGGCCATCTAGCCCGAATGTCTGCTCATAAAACCCTGCGGCAATCAGCACATCAGCACGGAATATTTCAAAGTTCTTTTGGACTTCGCGGCCTTTGTAGCTTTTATGCTTGCGCTGCGGCTCCCATGCATCAAAGCCTAGGTTCAACATTGCAAAAAACTTGCGGTGATGGCGGCTATTGCGTGGTAACTTTGCTTCGATAGAACACAACTCACCCTCTTCAAGTCTGCTTAAGCGCGTCTTGAAGTTTTTGTAAGCAACCTGATCGGCTTCACTCATTCCGCGAAGTGAGCCGTCT